AAGCTAAATACTTGTTTTTTAAAACAACTCCCCCCAAATTTCTAAGTCCGAAGGCCGCGCCTTACGCACTCACGGACTTTCCTCCAAAGTCCGAACAAAAGCTAACTCAGTTTTTTTAAAATAGGGGGATAAGCGGGCTACGCTTACGCAATCAACGCAGTTTTGGAGAAACTCATTGTTTTGAGTGGGTTGCGCCTACGCATTCAACGCACATTCGTTATAAACGATGATCGTAGAATTCTTTCCCCATTAACCTTAGACCCGCATCCGCTTCGCGGCTGCATCTTAGACCCGCATCCGCTTCGCGGCTGCATGCCCGTACTCGGACCCCCCCGCGGGGGTCCTGCGCCGGGCGGCTTCTCAATAGGTCAGGTTGTTTGGGGAGGTTAACAAATTTTTCAGTATATACATATCACAATATGGTTTATTAGGTAAGATCGTTTAACGCTTATCCGATGTTTGATTCGAAGTATTCGCCAGCAGCGCCGGAGAATACGTCGTCAATCTCTTGGTGCTCGTAGGATGTATCGGACATGATGTCCGTGCTGACGCCACTACCATCTGAGTCGCCGTCTTGTTCTCCGTCACCATCTGCCTTCCCATATGGGACTGACATGACGCATGCGTCACGTCCACAGACGTCACACAGCCCCCCATTATTTCGAATTCGTACCCAACGCACGTAATCCATCGCACATGCATCGCAGTCCGTAATCCTAGTCGACATGTTAATAAGAGTATGAACCGTACTCCGTACGGCTCATACTCTTATTAATTAACGCATGTCAACACCGGCTATGCGAGCGCGCGCACGTGAAATGGGTGTACGGGTCATTCCACAAGGGCCGAATGACGTCGTCATGCTTAACGACGCGGGTACTGGGGTAGACATGTCGACACAGACTACTAAGCGCAAGCGTCGCAAGCGCCGCACGTCTTCACGCAAGACCACACCGGCTTATCAGGTCTACAAGCCCATGAACCTACGGGCTGGTCAACTTGTAGGCCGTGGTGATTATTGGGATACACTCAAAGGGTGGGGCCGAACCGCTCAACGTTTCGGACAAAAGTACGTACCTAAGGGCACGTTCGAACATATCGGAGGCGCTGGCTGGGGCCAAGTTGGTTCCAGGATTGGAAGCCAAGTCGCCAATATCGTCGGATTTGGCGACTATTCTGTTTCACAGAACAGCCTCATCGATATGGGAAGCGATGTACCATCCTTTGCAGATATGTCACATGCTACTATTGTCACCCACAAAGAGTATATCTCGGACATCGTGGTGCCGGCTTCGCCGGGCGCGTTCAATTTGAAAGCATATGACATCAATCCCGGCATGAGTGCCACATTCCCGTGGTTGAACACTATTGCGCGTAACTACGATCAATACGAAATCATTGGCATGGTTTTCTATTTCAAGTCGACTAGTTCCGACTCGGCCAATACGTTACCACTGGGGACTGTTATCATGGCTACGGAATATGATTCTGCCGACGCTAACTATCCCAACAAGCAAGCTATGGAACAGTCAGAGTATTCGGGATCTTGCAAGCCTTCGCAAGATCTCATGCACCCAATTGAATGTGCTCCACATCTAACGGCACAGTCGTTGTTGTATGTGCGAACTGACGCTCTTTCCAACCAAAATGACTTGCGTCAATTCGATCTCGGACGCTTTCAGATCGCCACCACCGGGCTTCCTGCCGGAACTTCCGGGGCGATTGGTGAACTCTGGGTTTCTTACAAGATTGCTCTTGTCAAACCGCAGTACAACCAATTTATCGCACAGACAGATGTCTACGCATTGGTATCCGCCAATCTGGTTTCGGGATCTGTGTACTTTGGGGCATCTGGCATTACACTTAATCCCAGTATAGGCGGCCCAAAGTTAAACACATCAATCACTGGCAACACAATCACGTTCCCTGCTAATACGCGCGGAGGCTATTACTACGTCGCCTACGTGCTAAACCTGCCTGCACCGTACACACCTCTTTCTATTACGACGTGGACGTACTCCAATTGCGCAGCTTCCGCTCCCGGAAATGGCAATTTGACGGCAGTCGTAAATAACGAGGTGGCTACCCCTGTTTACCGTTTCACTTGGGCGCAGTACATTTTAGTCACCGATAATTCATTGCCAGCGACTTTGACTGTGACCGGGGGTACTTGGACAGGTACCCCTGTCGCTAACCAGTCGTCGCTGATGATTACGGGCTTAAACGTCAATCTTACCTAATAAACTACCCAACTTTCCTTCAAACTCGGGTCTATATATAGAACTACCTTCTGGGTCCAGACCCAAGCTAAAACTTTCTACAAAACCAGTCAAACTCAGGCTAATAACTGCGCAAACCAAATTGTTTTCACAATTTTACGCACAGTTTAATACTAAAATAGATAAAAATAGACACAAAACTCATTTGAGTTTCGTAAACTTTCTTAAAACGTGTTTGACCCACTAGGTCTAGGTAATACTGACTAGACCTAGTTTTGCGTAAAAAGTACGCTGTATTTTGACTGCAGAGAACCTTCGGTTCGTCCCTCCGTGGCGCAAAGTTTTAAAGTTTATTTTTCTTTTTTATTATATACATTAATTCCCTGATTGACTGTTCGCAGGTCTGGACCGCTCTTTCAGTATTTCCATAGCCGTAAGAGGCTCTTCGCTCAAGAAATCCGGACTTGCAGGTCGAATCGACAATGGGGTTCCACTGCACGCACGCACAGGTACGGGACGTATTACGCTCCTATCAAAAGGACTGCTGTAATGGTGCACTTTAAACCGTCGATTTAACGGTTCAAACCCTACAGCGTCTTCGAAACACTGTTTCAGCGAATAATTCGACGTAATTATTATTCGACGTGGTCGAATCAGTAGGTTCGATCCTTTTACTTCCGCACGGAAGGGATAATGGTCAGACCACACTTTTAACATCGACCCAAATTTGGCAGCGTGGCTCGGTTCAAATTCTTCAATGATAACTGTGTCTTCGCCTTCGTAGTTATCCCACCATTTGTTCAGTGCTTTTATATACGCGTCGGGCCATTTGTTCCTAACGGTATATGACTTTCCGAGTCCCGTCCCACCCCAATGCCATTCGTTTTCCAGAGAGTCCAGATGGGGCGCTTTCATGGCCGCCAGCGCGTCATGATGTATCGCCTTAAGATTACGATAATTGTTAACATATATCCTTGCATCGATCTTTTCGAATTCACCCTTCTGCGCGGCAACCCGAGCCGATTCCCATCGCTTGCGCTCCATGACTCCTTTGCCTAACGCAGTCACAGGGCGAACACCAAATTCAACGAACTTGCCGTCCTTCGAACAATACGCAAGATTTGACTCTGAATCGCCGCGCGCGATCTCAATATGCGGAGCATATCCGAGTTTTTTAAAAATCTTTACAACTTGCGTGAACGTACGCGTACTTTTGAACGCCATATACCCCTGTAAATGGCGTGTCGATGTCGACGGGGCAATTTCTTCCCCCATCACACAGTACACATGTTCAATCTTGTTTCCGATCGCAGATATAGCCGAATGATCGTAATTGTTTAAAGTGAAACACCACGTTCTCGAGCGCCCCGAAGACGGTTCATCCGGTCGGGTGGTACGCTTCTTCGAGGTGCGTACGGTCGTGGCTTGCACATCGACAAATTCACTCATTTTCTCAATGCGAAATTGACCCAACTGATTGATCCGTCACGGCAAACAGCGACCTACTAGCGTCTGTAGCTGAAAAACTCAAAGCTAAATACTTGTTTTTTAAAACAACTCCCCCCAAATTTCTAAGTCCGAAGGCCGCGCCTTACGCACTCACGGACTTTCCTCCAAAGTCCGAACAAAAGCTAACTCAGTTTTTTTAAAA